GCTTATGATGGTGGTATGGCATAAGATGGTTCAAGAAATTTAACATTTCATACAAACGCAAACTCAGAAAAAATGCGTATTGATGGTTCAGGCAATGTTGGAATTGGAGACACTTCACCTGACCAAAGGCTTCATGTAAATTCAGGAGCATCAAATGTTGTGGCTAAGTTTGAAAGTACAGATTCTATAGCTGCTATACAGCTTAAAGATAATAATGGCGAAGCAGAAATAGGAGCTATTGGAAACGATATAGGCTTTTATCCAGCAGGTGCAGAGAAGGTCAGAATAACTTCATCAGGCAATGTTGGAATTAATATGAGTTCACCTTTATCTGTAGCAAGTGGTTATGGTGCATTGACTGTTGGTGGCTCAACTGGTGGTGGTATTATATTTAGTAATACATCTTCAGGTCATGGTCAGGTATTCGCAAATAGTTCACAATTAACAGTAGATGCTTTTAGTACAAGAAATTTAACATTTCAAACTAATGGTTCAGAACGCATGAGAATAGACTCATCAGGTACACTTTTGGTCGGAACGACAACTGGCTCGGGGGCAGGATTAGAGATGAGTAAAGTTCATGGTGTTAGGTCTACCGTTACTAACAATGTTTCTGCTCTATTTGACCGTCTTAGTTCTGATGGTGATATTGCTTTATTCCGTAAAGATGGCTCAGAAGTTGGAAGTCTTGGAATACAAACTTCAGGTTTTTATATTGATGGAGAACCTGGTCATGCTGGTATACGATTTGGTGCTAATACATTAAGTCCACGAGATGATGGTGCTGATGCAAATAATGCAATTAATCTTGGTCAAACAGCATATCGTTTTGCAGATATCTATGCAACCAACGGAACAATTAACACCTCAGACAGAAACGAAAAACAAGATATAGAAGCTCTTACAGATGCAGAAACTAGAGTAGCTGTTGCAGCTAAAGGACTATTAAGAAAGTTTAAATGGAAGTCTGCTGTTGAAGAAAAAGGTGATGAAGCTAGAACCCACTTTGGAATCATAGCTCAAGATTTACAAGATGCTTTTACTGCTGAAGGATTAGATGCAGGTGACTATGCTATGTTTATTAGTGGCACTTGGACTGATGATGACGGAGTAGAACAAACAAGACTAGGAGTACGTTATAGCGAACTTCTAGCATTTATTATTGCAGCAATTTAATTTAAAAGGAGAAATAAATAATGGCAAATACATATACATGGGATTGTAAAACAGTAGATACATATCCAACACACGACAGTCATTCAGACGTTGTTTACAACGTACATTGGCGATTAAACGCAGAAAGCGATCAACAAGATGCTGAAGGTAATGATTACACAGCTTTTAGTTATGGAACTCATAGCGTTAATGCGGATGACATAACAAACTTTGTACCTTTCGCTGACCTTACTAATGACTTGGTTACTGGTTGGGTTACAGCAGGTATGGGCGAAGATGAAGTTGATAATCTAAAGTCTGGATTAGACAATGCCATTGACGGACAAATCAATCCAACAAGCGAAACAAAAACAATAGCAGGTTAATAATGCCTTTACTACCAGTCACCCCTCCAGCTGGAGTAGTCACCAATGGAACAGACTACGCTAATAAAGGGCGTTGGACTGATAGTAATTTAGTGCGTTTTCAAAATGGTTTTCTACGACCTATTGGTGGTTGGGAAAAAATAAGAAATACTACTCTAACAGGTACGCCGACAGGAATGTTTGCGTACATTACCAATTCTGGTAAAAAAGTTTTAGTAGTTGGAACAAGGCAAAAGATTTATGTCAACCATGACGGAACTTGGTATGACATTACCCCATCTGGTTTTGTTTCTGATGAATCAACTGACCCACTTGGGTACGGTGCATATAACTATGATGTCGAAGACTATGGTGATGCTAGATCACAATCTGGATTATTTTTTGATTCTAAATCATGGTCTTTTGATAACTTTGGTGAAGACTTACTTTTCTGTTGTGCAAGTGATGGCAAGATTTATAAATGGTCGCCTTCTGCACCTTCTACCATAGGCTCACAGCTAACTAATTCTCCTACAGGATGTTCTGGTGTTTTAGTCACTAATGAACGTCATGTTATAGCTCTGGGTGCTGGTGGTGATCCAAGAAAAGTACAATGGTCATCAAGAGAAGCAAGTACAACCTGGACAGCTGCATCAACGAATACTGCTGGTGATTTACAGATACCAACAGGCGGCAGAATATTAAGTGGTATTAAATGGCAAACAGATGTTATTATCTTTACTGATACAGGTATAGCAAGACTTTACTATACAGGTTCTCCTTTTATATACGGTATTCAAGATGCTGGTACTAACTGTAAAACTGCATCACCAAGAACAATAGTATCCTCTGGTAACTTCTTAGCATGGATGGGTGAAAACTCTTTCTTTGTTTTTGATGGATCAGTTAAAGAAATTAAATGTGATGTGCATGACCATGTATTTGATAATATTAAATACGCTTATAGACGTATTGCTTGTGGTGGCCACAATTCTAACTTTAATGAGATATGGTGGTTTTATCCAGAAGGTGCTTCACAGAAAACTCCTAATAAATATGTCATCTGGAATTATGTTGATAATGTCTGGTCAATTGGTGAAATGGATAGAGGATGCTGGATAGACCAAGGTGTTTTTGATTATCCTATCGCTTGTGATTCACTTGGTAATGTTTATCAGCACGACAGCACAACATTAAACAATTCAGAGAATTTAGGGACAGCAGTACCTTACGCACAATCAGGGCCTATCGAAATAGGTAACGGTGATAACTATGTGCAATGTAATCAGATACTCCCCGATGAAGAAGCAAATACATTACCTGGTGTTGTTATAAGTTTTACAGGAAGATTTACACCACTAGGAGCAGAAACAGATTTTGGTGACTTTACTTTTAATAGTGATGGTTACACGGATGCAAGATTTACAGCCAGACAAGTTCGTATGAAAGTGACTGGCGATACTGACCAGATGTTTCAGGTTGGTAATATACGATTAGATTTAAGAAACAGAGGTCGTAGATAGTGGCAAGAAAAACACTGACACGACCAGGTGAAGATTACGATAAAAACTATCTTAACTATTTAATATCAGAGATAGAATATCAAACAGGTATGACTTTCAACAAAGGTGAAAGAATACAAATAAATGGTGGTGATGCCACCGAGTTAGTATTGGTAAGTCCAAATGGAACAAAATATAAAGTTAGTGTCGCAGACAACGGAACACTCTCCACCTCCACAACAGTCTAAAGAAGACTGGGAACTAGAGTTTGAAAGGTTAGAGCATCATATTATTCGTGCATTAAAGCACCAAGATATGTATAATTTAACTGATATTAAAGAAAAAATAAGGGCTGGAGAGATGTTTATTTGGCCCAATACAGATTCAGTAATAGTGACTGAATTTGCAGAATACCCAAGATACAGAGTTTTAAGTATTAATCTGGTAGCTGGAAACTACAAAGAAGTGATAGAGATGTTACCCAGCTTGGAAGAATTTGCCAAACAATGTGACTGCAAGAAAATTATCGGTGGTGGTCGTAAAGGTTGGATAAGAAAATTAAAACCGCATGGGTTTGAAGAAATGAACTTATTAGTAAAAGAATTATAAAGGAATTATTATGGCACAAGCATTACCATACATTACAGCAGGAGCTACAGCATACGGAGCTTTAAAAGGTAGTGGAGACACACAAACATCAAGCGTTGATCCAGCGACAGAAGCTCGTTACGATGATTTATACAATAAAGCTAAAGGCGTAGCTAACCAACCTTTCGTTCCTTATACTGGCCCAAGGGTAGCTGGATTTAACCCAGACCAATTACAAGGATTTGACGCAACAAGAAATATGTTTGGTCAATCCATGAGCTTTGATCCTAGACAAAAACTTAATACTCTAGCAAATCAATCAACACCAACAGTCACACCTTTTACTGGTACAGCAACAGATATTAATAGGGATGATATAAGAGATGTAAGACCACAATCATTATTAAATACAAATTTAAGTGCATATCAAAATCCGTTTCAATCACAAGTTATAGACAATACACTTGGTGATTTAAACAGAGCAAGACAAATGCAAATACAAAGCGACCAAGATGCAGCAATAGGCAGAGGTGCTTTTGGTGGTTCACGTTCAGCTTTATTAGAATCAGAAACAAACAGAAAATTTGCAGAACAAGCAGCTAAAGCATCTGGTAATTTACGTTCACAAGGTTTTGATAGAGCTACATCATTAGCTGGTCAAGATATAGGAAGACAGTTTGATGCAGATAGATATATGTCTGATGTAGATAGACAAGTCTCTATGGCTAATGCTGGTTATGGCAATCAGTTTGGTATGGCTAACATGGATGCAAGAAACAGAGCAAGATTTATGCAACCAGGATTAGAAATGCAAAACAGAGGATTTCAAGCTGGTTTGTTAGGAAATCAATTAAGCGACCAGTACAGAAACTTAGGTTTATTATCTGGTATTGGTTCACAACAGCAAGGACTACAACAAGCTGGAATGGACTCTGGTTACAACGAGTTTATGAGAGCATTAAATTATGGGCCACAACAACTTGGTTTATTATCAAGTTCAGTCTTTGGAATGAATCCAGGAGTAATACAAAATTATGACCAAGGTACAGCTGGAAGAATTGGTAGTGCAGTAACTTCATTAGATACTCTGTTTGGCGACGGCGGAATTTTTGGATAGGAAATAATTATGGTAATAAGAGATTTTAACAACCCAATGGGATTACTAGGATTAAACAACAATCCTACAGGCTCACTTGGTTTAAGCATGACTCCTATTCTTGAGGCTAGAGCAAAACAAGCTAAAGAAGAAGACGAGGCAAAAAGAAAAAGATCTGAAAGGTTTAGTAGGTTAAGAAACTTTGCTGATTCTTTACAAGCAATGAACGCTGGTCAATCTGGTAACTTTGGTGCACAAAATCAGTTTTTAAA